GATTGCTTCAATAAACAAAAAACATTATGGTCTGTCGATATGAAACCACTAAATAACGTGGAAATTGTATCTGGCAAAGATGGTGTCAGATTTATCGATAGCATGAATTCAAGTACTTCCATGGGTTACCCAATTGGAGGTCCTAAATCAAATTATTTGGTAGATTTGGAACCAACTCCCGAAAATGCTGCACCTCGCACTTTTACACCTGAAATCTGGGCTCTAGCCGCCGAACTCGAAGAGCGCGCAGATGAAGGTATATTCCTCAACCAAATATTTGGATCTTCTCTAAAAGATGAGCCTACAAAGCTCAGCAAGGAGAAAGTCCGAGTGTTCCAAGCAGCACCCATTGCACTGCAAATATTGATTCGAAAGTACTACTTACCAGTAGCGAGATTCTTATCCGTGAATCCGTTATTGGCTGAATGTGCCGTAGGTATCAATAGCCATGGACCCGAATGGCATCAACTTAGTGAACATATGGCTAAATTTGGTGATGATCGCATCATTGCCGGAGATTACGCCAAATACGATCTTCGTATGCCTGAACAACTTACATTAACTGCTTTTGCTACTATGATTGAGATTGCTACTTGGAGTGGAAATTATACCGCTCAAGATATCAAAATTATGAAAGCGATTGCACACGATGTGTGTTCACCTCTCGTTGCCTACAATGGCACCCTGATCAGATTTATGGGCACCAATCCCTCTGGTCAAAATATGACTGTCTATATTAATAGTATCGTGAATTCACTATTACATAGACTTGCCTTTTTCGACGCCTATACTGACGAAGAATTGGACCACATTGGTTTCAATATTCTTAAGTTAGGTCGTCGTGCTACCTTTCGTGACCTTTGCGCTCTCGCTACTTATGGAGATGACGCAAAAGGATCGGTAAGGGAAGGTTTCGACAAATTTAATCACGTATCTATGGCTAATTACTTAGCAGCCAATGATATTGTTTTTACTATGCCAGATAAAGAATCTGATCCGATTCCTTTTATGTCGAGATTTAAGGCAGATTTCCTAAAACGGAAAGACCTATTTAACCCTGACCTAGGAGTTTATGTTGGAGCTTTGGATGAGAACAGTATCTTTAAGTCTCTCCATTCCATCATTAAATCCAAGGTTGTTACTCCCATGTCAGTAAGCGCTATGAATTTAGATGGTGCTTTACGAGAATGGTTTTACCATGGTCCAAAAGTTTACGAACATCGTCGTGAACAGGTTTCTCAGATTGCCCTGAAAGCAAACTTAGCAGTACCTGGTTTATTGTTATCTTACCAGGATCGCGTCGAAAATTGGCGTGAGAAATATGAAACACAGTCCGGAACTGTAAATACCGTAACCAGTTCAGATCCCGTCCTCGAAGAAATCGAGGAGATTTGTGTAGAATTGCAGGGCATGTTAGGCCCAGAATCCACGGAAACAGAATCTATGCCATATATTGATCTTGAAGAACGAGTAATTGAAGTACTTGGTAGACCCACACTAAGGAATACCATTATCTGCAATGCAACATTTGGAGAAATCGATTTATTATACGAAACTGAACAAACTATTTTATGTATTGAATGCAAGATCATTAGAGATGGACCCGCGTATCACACAAAACGCGCTACAGCTCAAGCTCGCAAATATGCTCGCGTATTCAAAACTCTTCGTCCTGACTGTACAGTGTACGGTCTTATATGTACTGAGTTTGGCTTTACCATTGTTACATGTTTAGGTAAACCCAAATTTCCCAAAAAATTCGCTGCTTTATTAGATGCTGCTCCGTTAGCCAACTAATAGAAAAGTGGAACTCCCGTCCGTCATGACTCTAAACTGTCTGGAGGTGTTTATCCCAATGCCGACATTACCTAAATAGGAACCAAAGGGACGTGTAGTACTGATTACAGATGTATGAACTAGGTTAAATATTTCCTAGTCCGCAGACTGCTTTACTACATTATAAATGACGCGAACATGCGAGTGATTTCTCAGTCACAGTGGTTAATAGCCCCACAATCAAAATATGAATAGGCAGGTACAATAATGCATGTACTTGACCCTTAAACAACAAATCGCATTACTAACACACAATTTTACTACCAACCACAGAGTGGGGCACTCGGCACTATCCAAGAAGAAGGAATTGCCGATCTCACCTCTCAAATCACAAACTTCCAAGAGCAAGACCCTGGCTGGACCACCACTATCGGTTCAGGCAGTGACGCTACCATGAATTTAAGTAGCACGTCAGACGCATCATTGGGTTCTTTTCTCGGTCGTCCTACGCGCATCGCTGAATACCAATGGTCAGTTGGTTTACCTCTTTTTGAAGAATTCAACCCCTGGAAACTTTTTCTTGACGATCCACGCGTCGCTGAGAAGATTGCCAACTTCGAATTATATAGAAGCAAACTCCACGTTAAAATGGTTATCTCAGGCACTGGCTTTCATTACGGCCGTGCTCTCGTTTCTTATAATCCTCTATCAGGCTTTGATGAAGTTACAGTAGACAGAAATTTTCTGGATACAGACCTCATTGGGGCATCCCAAAAACCGCATTTCTTCCTGAATCCAACCAACAATTCAGGAGGACAATTGGATCTTCCATTTTTCTGGTCAAATAATTACTTATCCTTAAGTGATTTGGACCGGGATTACATGGGAGAAATGACAATTAAGTCAATGACAAATCTCCTTCACGCCAATGGAGGTAATGATCCTGTCACTATTACGGTTTATGCGTGGGCATCAGATGTGGTACTTACAATGCCGACTTCTGTGACCACACTCACATCATTGGACTATACTCCCCAAGCCGGAAATCTTAATTCCGGTGACGAATACGGGCAAGGTATAGTCTCAGGGCCAGCATCGGCCATAGCTCATGCAGCAGGTAAGCTTACAGAAGTACCTGCTATAGCTCCATATGCACGAGCGACAGAAATGGTTGCAAAAGGAGTGGGGACCTTAGCAACGCATTGGGGATATTCGCGTCCTCCAATTGTAACTGACATTGTACAACAAAAACCTACACCCACAGGTAATATGTCAAATACAGATGCAGCAGACGCGGTAATGAAATTATCACTTGATTCCAAACAAGAACTAACTATAGATTCTAGAACAGTAGGATTAGATGGAGAAGATCAAATGGATATCTCTAGGTTCGTCCAGAGAGAATCCTATTTAACCTCCTTCCCTATGACTACTGTACAGATTCCAGATACTCTACTTTGGAATTGTAGAGTGACCCCTAATCTCTACGGAACAGAAGGCGACGAAATCCATCCCACACCTATGGCGATGATGGCGAATGTCTTCGAAAAATGGCAAGGTTCTATCAAATATAGATTCCAAGCTGTGAAATCTAACTTTCATAAAGGTAAGATTTTAATCAGATGGGATCCGAGAGCACACTCATCAACGATACAATACAATACTGTTTACAGTCGTGTTATTGACTTGGCTGAGTGTGACGATTTCGAAATTGTCGTAGGATGGGGTCAATCCAACCCCTTCTTAAGTTGCAGTGATATGTCAACAGGCACTAATTTATTTTCCGCAGCTACACGCTTTACCAATGACACTGTCAATAGATATAATGGCGTCCTTGAAGTGGCTGTGGTAAATAGCTTAGTTTCACCAGCACTAGATACAAATATTAGTTTCAATGTATTTGTTTCAGCATGTGATGATATGAAATTTGGCGAACCCTCCCCAGATAAGATGAAGAAATTTAATCTCTGGAAAACTCCTGTGGCATACACCCCACAATCAGGAACTGTTGACGCATCAGCAATTGCTGGTACATCCGAAGGAGCGACAGATGTACCAACAAACCCCGAACCCATCATGCCTATTGCAGCAACATCAGCAATAGCAGATCAAACTATGAACGTATTTTTTGGAGAATCACCTAAATCCATTCGCGAATTGAATCGCAGGTACGTCCTGCACAGAACAGACGCACGTTCATACAATAACGGTTTTACTAGTCAAATCCTGAAGATTAGAGATAAAGGATTAGGTTTATGGCCTGGTTTCGATCCCAATGGGATCGATACAGAAGGAACAGCGCCATGCAACATTACCATTCCAACCTACGCTCAGTGGTTTATGCCCTGTTACGCAGCTTGGAGAGGAGCCACCAGAACGAAATACTTATTTGGTGGTAATGTAGACTCAAATCCAAGTGTTACCCGACTCGGATATTCCTCACTTCCTAGATATACGGAAAGTGATTCGAATTGGACAACACAAGAACAAGCTACAAAAAGGCTTACTTACGCCAACGGCTCCTTCTCCGCTGGCGGCGCAGCCACTACTAATATTGGAATCAATGACACAATTGAAGTTGATCTCCCGTATTATAATGGCAACCGTTTCACTTCAGCCAGAATACCCTCAAACACTTTTTCAAATGGTGCGCACTCCGCACTCATTGAATTAGTAATGTTTGGTTCTAATGAAACAACACCCGAACAAGAACATGTGACGGCTTACATTAAGTCGTGGAAGTCAGTAGGTGAAGACTTCACACTATTCTTTTTCACGGGATGTCCGATTTTATATAAAAATGAGATCGTCGTTCCAGCATAAAGGGGCGCCTTTTATTTATACGTAATCAAAGAGTTATTGGTACTCTAAAAACCAAAAAATGGACCTGATCTGAGGCCCTTATAAAATTCAGATCGTTACCCAAGCAGTGGCCTGCTTGGACGGCATACTTTTATAGTATGTCGTTGTCGGAGGGAAATACCCCTAACAGCAAG